GTCATGGGCGCAAGCAGTTCGTAGATGCGCTCAGGCGATCCGTTGCGCGGAGTGTGCTTGTAGCCCATATAATCGGTCTCAAAGTACCGCTGCTTGAAAGCCGTCATTGTGCGCCCCAGAGCCTCACCTTGGTCGATCAGATAGGTCTGAGACCACAGGTCGAGCAGACCATTGGGGCTGGGTGTGCCTGTCAATAGGACCATATAATTGGTCATCGGCAGTATCTTCTTGAGCGCCTTGAAGCGTTTGCTGGTTGGGTTCTTGAACGAACTGCTCTCGTCAATGACCACACAGTCGAACGGCCAATTCTTTTTGTAATGGTTCACCAGCCATTCGACGTTCTCACGATTGATCACATATATGTGTGCATCGCGCTGCAAAACGCTCATACGATTGCGCTCACTGCCTGTGCAGATGGCAACATCGAGATGGCGCAAATGATGCCACTGAGCGGCCTCCTGCTTCCAGACGGTGTTCGCCACGCGCAGGGGAGCGATGACAAGCACTCTGTCAACCGCAAAAGAATCTCTCAGGTCGGTTATGGCCGTGAGCGTAGAGGTCGTTTTGCCCAAACCCATGTCGAGCCACAGGGCGCAACGCTTGGTGTCAATGATGAATTGGACAACGCGCCTTTGATACTCATGGAGATCATATCGATAGCGCACGGCAACCATCCTCAATACTGTCGCACACATGGACCTCGCAGCCAGCATCAACCATCCTGCGCATTATGTAATCTTGAAGTTCAGTCGGCTTCTTGCCCGGTGCTTTGAACTCGATGAACACAATGCGACCAGCCTTCATGAATATGCGATCTGGGACACCGCGCTGGGCAGGGGACACGAATTTGAAGGATAGCCAACCGTTTTTCTTAGCTATGTCTGACACGCGGCGCTCAATATCACGTTCCAACATCACAAATACCCCACTTCAGAAAGCAGCTTCTCCGCTGCGTCCAAATACACACTATAATCCACATCGTTTGGAAATACGTCAGGCAACTGCATCAACGGCCTTGTGCCTTCCGACTTGGGAACCTTGTTGCCGTTCTTGACGTAGCGGATCACCTCGTCGGACGCGACACTGGTAGAGTAATAAGACCGAATCGCCTTGCCGATATTCTCCCCGCGCCACAGCGCACCGCCTGTGACCCTGCGCACCGTGACAAAGCGCCGGATGTCATCGCACCCACGGATTGTTCTCTCAATCGGTGTCCCACTGGCTATGCGTGCGGCCACTGCGTCATAGACAATCTGGCAGTCAGGGTTCTTGGCGAGGCTGGGTGATGCAAACACACCCTTGCCCTTGGTCTTACCGTCCAGCATCACTGCAACATAGTTGTTGACATCACGGCTGGCGATGGCGCGATAGTTGGTGCGCTCCAGTTCGTAGCTGGTGTCAAGCATCCAGTCCCAAGCAATACACTGCATCTTAATGTCAAGGCTCTTGGGGGCGTGCAAAACAATACCGTCGGTGTTTGCGCTTATGACCCTGATCCCAGCCATCTCCATGCGCTCGATCAGCATCAGCAGGGCCAGTTGTCCTGAGATTGTGGTCTGGGCCATAAGGTCAGGGCTGTACAGAAAGCTGTACTTACTTCCCAGCTTTCCAAACGTCCCGTTGATGACGATCTTCAGAACATCGGCTGTCACCTTATCGCCACCGCGCTTGGCATCTAGGCGGCGCGTCACGATGCTCTGGAACACGGTCAGAAAGTCCGTGCCAAGGTGCTTGGGAGACAGCCGCTGACCAAGGATGATGTTGGGATAGTAGCTGGCAACATCCCAGTCGGCCAGCACTTCGTCAGATGAGGCTTCGATGAACTGGCGCTTCTCGCAACTGTGCAGTCCGCCGATCCCCATCTGATACTGGGCCTTGCCAATCGTAATGCGCTCTTTTTTGAGCCACTCAGGCATCTCGACGGAGCCGTTGGCCGACAGTGTGAAGTCCGTTTCGAGGACGCGCTCGAACATGGCTCTGAGTTCTGGGCTGTCGAAGCGAATAAAGCCGGGGTCTTTGTAGCGGAAGGTGTAACCCTTCTTGATGACGGGCTTCTCAGCGCACCCACCAAGGCGCTCAATCTCGTTGGCGATAACGACCTCCGCGATCTGCGCATCGCTCTTGGAGCGTAGGTCAGCGCCATATTGCTCACCCATTGTCACGCGCAGGGCGATTTGCGGCTGGAGATGCCGATATAGGATTGATGTCATCTCAAGGTCGTTGCGGCAATATTCGCGCAGCAGGGCGCGTTGCTCCGCATCGATGCTGGCGTCAGGCTCAATCGGCAAGTCCTGCATCTTTGGGGCGTGCAGCCGACCACCGTAAATCTTCAGCGATGCCTGACCAATAGCCAGTTCGATCAGGTCGATATGGTCCCAGTTGCGCGGCACTTTTATACCAAGCTGCCAGTGGCGCTTGCCTTCGACAATGATTTTGTCGGAAATGTCCTTGATCTCTTTGTTCGACCTACCGCTAAGGGCAGCCGCGATAATCGGAAGGTCATAGCCAATTGAATTGAACCCGATTGTTGTATCGCGGGTCATCATTGTACGAGCCGCATCGTAGTTGACGTAATCAGGACATATCTCGAAGGTTTCGATTTTGCCGCTGCCAAGGTGCATACCCATCAGCAGGAAATAGTCTTTGTAGACTTCAGTATCTATAATTATCATGGAGGGGTGGCCTCTCAAAAAGTTACCCCTGCGACCATGAGCCGCAGGGGTTTTTTACTTAGAATGTTTCGTCATCTACATCGTCGAAATCATCAACGCTTGCTGACGAGCCGCCGGAGGAGAACGCCTCGCCATCTGCGGCAAACTGGACGCCAAGGAGGGTGGCGTTGATGCGCTTGCCGTAGTTGTTGTTCTGCGTCCACAGGTCAATGATCGCATTGACATAGCAGCCGCTGTAAACCACGCCGTCTTCCTCAGTCAGAGGCGACTTGTCCTTGTTCAGAACAAGTGGGCGCTTCTTCGTGCTGGCCTTCAGCGTCATGTGACCCGCATAGCCTTCGTATTCGGTCTCATCGCCATCGCGCAAGCACAGCTTTTCGGCTGGAACTCGTGCGCCCTTTAGGTCGGCAATGATCTTGGATTTTATGGCAGCATCGATCTCTTTAATGATCGAAGCGTGCTTGACCTTATCGAGAAGGAAGGTGGCCTCATATTTTGTGTCCACGCCATCAAACTGAGCCTTTTGGAACAGCGATGGGAAAGACAGGCGTACATTATTCAACTTGATAGACATATAGATTTCCTTTTAGGTTTTTGGTTTTACGTTTTAAGCCATTTGGCCGATTGAGGTTAAACTAAGTTTCACGGGATGCAACCTCAAAAATCATCAGCCGTGATATTGACGGCAGGGCGCGGGTCATCCGACTTCGCCAGTGTGGGTCGGCCTTGGGGCTTCACCACAAATTTAGCGATCTCGGCGGCACGCTTCTTGCCAACAATCTTCTCCGCTTGGGCAGGGCTTACCAGCTTTTTGGTGTAGGCCTCTTCTCCAAGCAATTCAAAAATATCCTGTTCTACGGTTGGTTCGTCGGACCACTGGCGGTTGGACTTACCAGCCACCAGTTTGTAGCCTTCAAACGGAACCCCCTCATTCAGACGATCCACGACAACATCCTCGACAGCATCCAGCCAAGATACGATCAGCTTCTTTGCCGACAGCGCCTTACCCAGTTGCTCGTCAGTCAGGCGGTTGACCGGGGTGAGTTCCTCAACTGCATCAAATTGGTTCATAATCACATCACTTGTAAAAGCGGCAAGGGCTGTGCAAGTGGCCTTGGCTTTGCACCACTGGCACTGCTTCTCGCCGGGATTAAACTCTGCGTTAGGTAGACCGCACATCAACGCCCTTGACTTTGCGTATTCACCCCATTCGAGCAACTGGTCTATGCTTATCACCCAATCCTCGAAAATGTCAGGGTTGCATCGCGGCTGGACGATGGTGATGACAATCTCTTCTATATCGACAATGCCAGCACACTGCGTGTAAGCCCCAAGAGCGTAAAGCATTCCTTGGCTGTTATCGACAGGCGACACTTGCACGCCCTGACCGTATTTCAGATCGATAACGTGCATGGTGTTGCCGCTGATAATCAGAGCGTCACAAGTGCCGAAGCCCTCTGGAACCCAGTCGCTGAAATCAACGCGCACCTCATAGGCAACATAGCCCTTTGGCGGTGTGTGATAGCGCACATAGTTAATGTATTCCTGCACATGGTCCGCCATCTCCTGCGTGATTTCAGCGTTGGTCTCAGGCATAACCTTGCCGACCCATTCGTCAGCGTCGGTGTTGCTCTTTAAGGCAACTTCCGCCAACTCATGCGCCACCGTGCCTTCAAAAGCGTGCGGCGATGACTTGTCTGCTATACCGCGCTCGGCCTCAACCGACGCAGGGCAAGCAAGCCAACGGTGTGAGCCACTGGCGCTGAGTTTGGCATGTGCTGTCATAATTTGACTTTCTTCAACGAGTGAACAACAGTTGTATGGTTCCTGTTCATGATGCGGCCAATCTCAGTGGTTGAGTAACCCTTCTCACGAAGCATCACCATGCATTTACGACGAACACTGACCAAATGCATTAGGCGTGATGGCCCAAGTATGTCGTGAATCGTGTAGCCATGCTCTTCAGCTATTTCGGCAATGTCATTAAGGTTCTTCTGACGCGGGGTTATCATATTTTTAAATCTTCTACCATTTGTATTCTCTCACCAATCCAGCGCATGACGGGAACCGCCATGCTGTTGCCCAGCGCCTTGTAACGTGGGCCATCTGGGCAATTCTCTGCCTGTTTATTTCTCCACGGGATCGCGGTGAAGTTGTCTGGAAATCCTTGCAGACGCTCACACTCGACTGGTGTCAGACGGCGGACGGGCGAATGTGTCGTTGATACGATGTGTCCACTTTCAACAGCCTCTGTTCCGCGTGCGCCTTTGTGCATCCCAGCCGTCAGTGGTCCGACTATCTTAGGTCGCTCCCATTCGATGCAGCCACTGCGTCCAGTGCAACCCTTAGTTTGATTGGCAACTTCTTGCCGCGCCGATCCGCTCTGCGCAGGACTCCCTGACATGCTGTGGCGCTCAAAGAGTACCGCTGCGGCAGGTCGCCAGTCTCCAAGATGTCCGACAACGAACACACGGCGGCGTCTTTGGGCCACTCCGAAATACTGAGCGTCAAGCACTCGGTACGCGAGACCATACCCGATGTCTTCCAGCGCCCCAAGGATGGAACCAAAGTCCCGTCCTCCGTTCGATGACAGGACACCGGGGACATTTTC